CGCTGCGTACATGTCACCAAGGTCGCCGTATGGTCCGGCAGCAGGCGACTCACCAAGCACGAACCAACGCGCATGTTCATTGCCCTTTTCTTTGTCGGGCCGTTGCCATGTCTTCAAGACTTTCCATGTCAATGCACCTGCACGATAGGTTGCATATGGCTCGGCTGTTCCGTTGCGGACAGCTTCCGCCGAGATTGATTTTCCGAAAGGGTTGGATTTCCTAGTCATCGCTTTCTCCTTTTTTTAACGATGTTTTATTATACACGATTATGCAACACAACAAAGCGTTAAATTGACCTGCGTTCGTTTTCCCACTTGCGATGAAAATCAACGATCCGCATGACTGCGCCCCTTGCGCTTTGCGCGCGTCCGGTAATCTTTTTGATTTCTGCGTCCTGCATAAAATCAACAAAGATCCAAAGCGGGGACTGCGGATCTTTAGCTAGCTCGGTGGCTGCGAATCTCCGGATATATCGGACGTAAGCTGCGGCTCCAACTCGCGGGTATGACATTGTTGTCCTCCTTAGTACTCGGCCATCACGGCGTAGTATGGAAGTTTGTGAAGCGTCAGACCTCCGCCGGTCATCGAGGTGACAGCGTGATATGACTCTGCGACTCGGTTGGTTTCTGCGCGCATAGCTGGATCGACGACATGCTCCGCAGGAACACTCGCCACCTTTTGGGTGGCGAGTGCTTTGTGGTTTATCCGAGCTAGCTCTTTGGCGAACTCTTCGAGGGTCATGAGCCGGTCCTCTGGAATTCGCCGGCGAGTGTGTATCGACCATTCTTCAGTACGATGGCTGAAAACCCTAGTTTCTTACGCAGCGACCAGATGGTTGAGTGGACCGTGTTCAACTTTAGCTTAGCTTTTTGGGCCAACTCAGCAGAGGATAAATCGGTGTTTCCGAGAAGCCTCCAGATCTTCCGCTCGGCTTTGGTCAAGCCTTTTACGGTCCGTACCTTCGCCTTCGCCTGTGCAGTTGCAGTTGCAGTTGCAGTTGGCACCTCGACCAGCGTTGCGCTGCCGGAGTTACCTTTGGCATTCTCCAATGCTTCGATAAGCGTGATCTTACGCAGGGCTTGGTTATTGATAACCGACTGGCAGGCTTCGATCTGCTGCTCCAGCCACTCGATATGTTTTTGTCTAACGATAGACTTCATTTGTCGTCTCCCTAGTTGACGTTGTACATAACACTATAGTGCATGATGTTGCACAATAATGCAAACCCCAATAGGTGTGGCAGAGTGTCGCAGGGCCGGGGTTACTGTTGCGCCCCAGCAACAGTCCTCGAAAAAAGTTACCCCCTCCCCCCACTTTTTGCTTGACTGCGGACCTGTGCGCGCAACATATAGCAGCATTGATAAATTCAATGGCCCGTATTATCGTTCGAGTCATGGACACGGGTAACTTAGACCTCCTCCCTGAAGAAGTGCTTAAAGAGATGTTGATGCTGGAAGAACAGCGTCAGCGGCTCGAGTTGCGCGATACGGCAAAAGATAATTTTATGGAATACGTCATGCATGTGTATGACGGGTTCATCGTGGGCCGGCATCATAAAATCATTTCGGAGAAGCTGGAGCGCATCGCATCGGGTGACTTGAAGCGTTTGATAGTGAACATGCCGCCTCGTCATTCGAAGTCGGAGTTCGCGTCATATCTCATGCCCTCATGGTTCTTGGGCCGTAATCCGAAGTTGAAGATCATTCAGGCGACGATGAACACGGAGTTGGCGGTGCGGTTTGGCCGTAAGGTTCGTGATCTGATTGCTGACCCGGTATATCACGAGATCTTTCCAGACACGGATTTGAAGCAGGACAGTCAGGCGGCTGGCCGGTGGGAGACAAGCGTGGGCGGCGAATATTTTGCTGCTGGCGTTGGAGCGGCGATGACGGGCCGTGGTGCGGATTTGTTGATTATTGACGATCCGCACTCGGAGCAAGATGCGCTGTCCTCGTCTGCTTATGATAATACGTATGAGTGGTACACATCTGGCCCACGTCAGCGTTTACAGCCTGGTGGTTCGATCATCATTGTTCAGACGCGATGGTCGAAGAAGGATTTGACGGGCAGGTTACTGCAAGCACAGGCGGCTGACATGATGGCGGACCAGTGGGAGGTGGTTGAGTTTCCTGCGATTATGCCGTCGGGGGAACCGCTGTGGCCTGAATTTTGGCAAAAAGACGAGCTTTTGAAGGTCAAGGCTTCGTTGTCTTTGGGCAAGTGGAATGCTCAGTGGCAACAGAATCCTGTGTCGGAAGAGACGGCTGTCATCAAGCGCGAGTGGTGGAACGAGTGGGAAGAAGACGACATTCCGCAGCTTGAGTATGTAATTCAGTCGTATGACACGGCGTATAGTAAGAAGGAGACGGCTGACTACTCGGCGATTACGACGTGGGGTGTGTTTGAGCCGTATGGCAATGGTGATCAGCATTTGATTTTGATGGACGCGAAGCGCGGTCGCTGGAGCTTTCCGGAGTTGAAGCAGGTTGCTCAGGAGGAGAACGAGTATTGGGAGCCTGACATGATGCTGATCGAGGCCAAGGCGAGTGGTACGCCGTTGGCGGACGAGATGCGATTGTTGAAC